CGCTGTGGGCAATGCAGCCATCACAGGAACATTTATTTCTGGCAGTTCCCTGATATCCAACACAGGATCTCTTAGAATAGGTACCGGTACTTCAAATGCTTTCATGAATGCAACAACATTCATGATCAGATCTTCAGCTACTGCCAATACGATTATAACAGATACGGGCGTATACCTAAGCGGAACAGTTTTTTATACTGATGCTGTAGCATCGATCGGCAATTCGAGCATAAGAAGCGCAAATGTTACTACAGATAACATCATATTGAAAAACAGTCTGAGATTGGGTAATACTTATCTTTCTACATCGAGAGCAAACACGAATCAGATATACGCAATCAATTCGGCATTGGTGGGTGATTCACAAGCAAATACCTATCTCACTCGAGACGGACTTCAGATTTTCAGAGCTGATACTCCTCCTGTGACTCCGGGTGCGGGGTTTACTAACGCCAATATGACATATGATACATTGACTATAAAAAACATCAATGCAAATACCATCACCGCAGGAACATTAAATATATCTGGTAGTGCTACAGAATTTCCGGGAAATACACATTTCCTAGGACAGAATAACTATTTTAGATTCGGATTGACTTCTAATGCAAACATAGAACTGATCAATGGTAGAATCGGAATCGGAAATACCAATCCTGCTGCACCTTTACATATAACAACATCATCTGCGGATGGAATAATAATTGAATCTACTGATTCTGGTGCTGCTACTTCTGGAGATATCGTGTTTCGTAGGAGCAGCGCTTCTCCTGCCGCAGGCGATGATCTAGCTAGGATTTATTGGCAAGGTAATAACAGCACTGGTTCACTCACGAACTATGCTTCAATCATTACAGAAATAGCATCTCCTACATCTGGAGCAGAAAGCACTAATGTTTTAATATCTCAGAAAGTTGCAGGTGCTGATACTACGACGCTGTATATAAACAGTGCTGGAAATGTGGGTCTTGGGACAAGCTCACCCAACTATAAACTAACTGTTGTGGGTGGTGCGATACAATTATCAGGATCGACTTCTTCGACCGCAGGGATGAGAGTCCAGACTGCTTCGGGTGTTGCAACATTAACTGGTATTAATAATGACAACAACGCATATAATCCGTTGGCATTCTATACGAGTGCAACTGAAGCTATGCGTATATCGACAGCCGGTAATGTCGGTATCGGAACAGCTGCGCCATCACAAAAACTACATGTTGTTGGGGGTGCTTTAATAACAGGTGCTGCAACTGTAACCGGTGCTCTTGCTGCAGGTAGCACTTTAGCAGTAGCTGGAGCAGCTACCGTGGGTGGCTCTTTAGCAGTAACTGGAGCAACTACTGTCAGCAGCACTCTCACTGTCAGCGGAGAATCCACTCACAATGGACAAGGAGATTTTACGGCCTTACAAAATGTCGGAACATTAAGAACTTCAAGCACATCGCTGGGAGGTATTGAAGTAAGATCTGCCAGCACCAATGATGCTGCCTTCATGTCATTCCATAGACCAGGAAACTATGCTTCATACTTCGGCATCGATACAGATAATTATTTTGCAGTAGGAGGCTGGAGTGCTGGTGCAGCATTGGCTAATTTTAAATGTAATTCTTTTTCTGCAAGCGGTGCTGTGGCTGTGACTGGCGCTCTTACTGCGGGTGGCAACATCACGGCATTTTTCTCCTCGGATGAGAGATTGAAGGAAAATGTCGCTAACATCTCCAACCCATTAGAAAAATTGGCATTGCTTAATGGCGTCACATTCGATTGGAAAGATTCATATATCGAATCACAGGGCGGACTGGATGCCATGTTTGTTCGTAAGAACGATGTGGGCATTATCGCACAAGATCTTGAGAAAGTATTGCCACAGCTTGTAGCAGAACGATCTGACGGATACAAAGCAGTCAAGTATGACAGGATCGTGGCACTGCTGATAGAAGCAGTAAAAGAACTCAAGGCAGAAGTAGATAGTTTAAAAAATGGCAATTAAAACAAACATAACTGTAGATCAGGGCGCCAACTTTGCTTATAATGTGTATCTTGTCGATACAGATGGGAATCCGTTTGATCTCACAGGATATACTGCTAATTCTCAGATAAGAAAGACATATACGTCTACGACTTTCAATACGATAAGCACCACTGTGAATGCAACTGCAGGATCTATCACGCTCACAATGAATTCTGTGATCACAGCAAACCTATCTTCAACAAGATATGTCTATGATCTGGAACTGTATTCCAACAATGTGACATCCAGGATAGTAGAAGGTTTTGTCACAGTGAATCCTGGAGTTACTCGCTGATGCGTGACTCCCGGATAACTGTATCAACATTCAATAACATACTGGTGACAACAGGCAGATATGCGCCGCTCCAGACCACGATCATCGTCAAATCAATCAATCAGACGATAGAACCCATATCAGTCCTAAAGCAGGAAGCCACCGATATGCTGGGTACGCTTCCTGTTGTTCCTAGAGATGCGCCAGTAGTCCCTGTCTACTGAACTCGGAACGTGTAAGATCCTGTATGATCGCACAGTATCGTGGTATCTGCGTATATCCTAAATCCTTTTTCCTTTGCCTTCTTGGCAAAATACAGATCCTCAGAAAACGTGTTGTTGTGATCGACAGCTGACTTGTATACAAACTGCGGATATCCGATATCTGCCATCACTTGTTTCTTGACAAGCACACAGCCGAATCCGCAAGCACCTATCTGGACCAGGCCCTGATCCCGGATCTTTTCCCATTCGATATGAGAATATCCATCCCTGTCATTCTCTTCAAATATCTCCAGGATCTGTCTGTCAGGATTACGCTGCCTGTAGATCCCAGATACCACATCCTTGTCATGTGACAGCAATCTCTCCAGCGTATCTGAAGGGAATGATACGTCATAGTCGACTGCAAACAGATAGTCGAATCCTTTGACGACCCAATCAGCGATCAGGTTGCGTACCTGATCTACATTATATCCGTAGAAATGCTGATATGTCGTCTCATATCCTTCGGGTATTTTGAGATCATAGATCGATTTAAAAGTGTTTGCTTCGATGTTCTTTGCTGTAGGAATCGCGATTAATATCTTTTTTTTCATGATGTTGTTTACAACCATTTCTTTTGTTTGAGCCATCTCTACATTCATAGGACGTGGTGTAGAATTTACTTCTATCTTGTTTATTTGGATCTTTGCATCGCCAGCAATTTTACTGGCATTTTTGTTTTGGAGATCGCCATGGACTTTATAATCGTTCAGGGGATTCTTGTCATTATACAGCATGACGATATCCTGGACGACTTTGATCCTATCAGGATCTGCTTGCTCGATGATATTATAGAATGTGGCATTGTCTCCGCCTGCTCTGAACCATTCTCCGTTCTCATCTTTAAATACAGAATCATTAATATCGTTCAATAGCTCTCTACGGAATGTCCTGAGATGCGGATAGGGCATCCCCCAATTGAACTTATAATTACGATAATCCTTGGCGTCTCTGATCGCCTTGGGATACGGTTGGGCTATCAGAGGGATGCTATCCGCTTCTGACCAGCAACTCCCATATGAATAATCTGTCTTGCCATCAGCGTAGAGATTGTTGTAGAAATTAAATATATTATTATCGTTAATTAATGCATCATCTCCATCGAGTAGCATCACGATAGTGTCCGGACCAAACACATTTTTAATTGTGTTTACCTGATTATACACAGCACCTTTATTTTCAGTATTAGTAATGACGCTGATCCTGGATCTGATATTCTCCGGCAACGTCTTTAGCTTATGATTGATTGCGAACTTGGCGCCGTCAGTGCTGGCATCATTGATCAGATACATCGTCCAGTTAGTGTAGTTTTGTGTAGCAACAGAATCGATACACCTCAGTATATACTGTTCGGCATTATAGAACGGTGTGATGACAGCGATGTGCTGTTCTGTGTTCTGCGTGAACGTGTTCCATTCTTCGTTGTTGCTGAACCTACGACCGAATACTTTATGGATCCTGTCATTGATATAAGACACCTTACGATATTCATCCGCAGGGAGATAATGGTTTAATTCTTTGAAGAAATGCTGTTTCCATTGCAGAGCGACTGTATCCCACGTGGAGATATCCTTGATTATGTTGCAATAGTATTGTTTCTGCTGATGCAGATACGGATTGTTGTAGGCATTGAGGACCAATCCGGCAAAACGTTCACATTGTTCGTCGATGTTGATGTCTCTGAACAAGCTATTGGGTTCGATAGCATAGTCGATGAAATAGGACGCATTACCTATAGCAGTCTCTTCTAATGCACCGAACCTGGTGGCCACTAGCGGGGTGTTGTATGCTAGTGATTCTAATGTAGAGATGCCGAATGTCTCAGGAAATGCTCCTGGATAAAGGAACATGGATGATTGGCTCAGTATCTCAGCGATCTCTTTCTGTGATATGATGCCCGTGAACTCGATACCGAGAGCTTTGTATCTTTCATCTTTGATCAGTTTCTGGTGCGTCTCGCCCTGAGCATCCAGGGGTCCGTCAGAACGGAACCTGTAATATCCACCGATGACTTTCAATCGTGCTTGAGGGATATGTCTCTTGATCTTTGGCCAGATCCTATCGATAAGAGGCAGCATGCCTTTCGTGACAGAAGCATTGAATACGAATAAGTTACGATCTTTCTTTAATATATCTACTTCATCAAAGTATCTGACGAGACCATTCCTTGTCTGGAATATCTTGTTCTTGAGGACCTCAAAGTTGCGTCTCTTGCCATGATCACAGTTTGAGACATAGGAGGTATGGAAATCTGATAATGTAAAGATCTTATCGATCTGTCCGTTGACAGCAAGGTCTTCTAGATTGATATCTCCATTACAGAAAGTATCATGCATCCAGAGAACTTTGTGCTTTGCTTTGTTACGCATGTTCTGAAACAAGGCACAGGGATACGCAGTCGCTCTGTTAAATGCCTCATAATAATGGTTTGGGACGAAAGGAACCACGGTTCTCGATGAAATAACAATGTCAAATACGTCATTATTAGTTATGCTACCGACTGGTCTGTAAGTTACGTCATCATAAATACCTGGACTACTATCATCATCTTGACAAGCATTAAAGACAGTTACAGGAAATCCTAATTTGGCCAGTTCTTTAGAGATGAGAATGACAGCAGATTCGGATCCCCCTAAACCTCGCTTTGATAGCGTATCGCCATCATATACGAGTCCGATCAGATCTAAGATAGCGATGGATGGGTATTTCATAACAACCTCACGTAAAACATAAATATGTAGGAATTAATATTATTTATATAGGCATTAAATGGCGCTGATCTTCTATAGTCAAAAGAACACTGGAAATGGTTCAAACACTAATTATACATTAACCCAGACGGTAACACAAGCTAATAATATATTAGTTTCTG